CCCATGAATGCCCATCTATTTAACGTCCTAATGGGTGGACTGGTTAGAGTGTCGAGGAGCCTTGCGACGTGTGCCCGCTAAAGTGGTTACCACAGAATCAATTCCTCACAACCTCTGTAAGCGTTTTGATCCTGTGCTCCCACACCTCCAACCATATGGGTCTAGATGAGTAACTTGTCTAATTCAGGTATGACCACCTCCTGATACAAATGAGTTATGCTGTTTATGCCATCCTCGATGATGACAATATCTTCTCTAGTTAGATTGAATCTGTGTGACAGAAAATCACACATCTCATCGTAATCATTTTCATCTCCCCAGGTCCTTGGTTCATCAGCATACTTATTATAATCAGTGAGTTCTCCCTGAACTCCAAGCTCCATCAATTTTCTGGCATAGGTTTCGAAAATCGGTAAACCCTTGGCCCAAGCTAACATACAACTACCCTTGGACCAAGTAAGCTCACGACATTTTTGAAATAAATCATTCATCCCAGGTAGCACTTTAGTTGACCACGGCGTTGTTTGGAAAACTCTATTAGGTATTCTAGTCATTCTGGTCAGGCCACGAGAGTCCCTAAACATATAGTTAGAAAGAAAATCAATATCCTCCAGTGTTCCCCATTTTATGAACTTACAGACTTGACCTAGTCCTATTTTCCCAAACTTGTTCTCTTTCGAGAAATAACGCCAAACATTAGCATCCAAAAGTGCTTTCCATTTCCTAGATATCGTGAAAACCGAATCGTCACTCTTACAAACAAGAAATCGATCACTTTTGGGAATCTTTAGATCCTCAAAAACAGTGGTCCAGAAAGCGATCATAAATAATGAATTCATACACATGGTCCAGCCTTGTCCGCTACCTCTACCTTCCATAGTGAAACTAGCAGCACCTTGCCCTACATTGACTCTAAGGACTCCAGCTTGCCTAAAAGCTTTAGATATAATACCTTTACTAGTCCTAGTGTCGACATTGACAGGAGCTTTCCAAAGAATTTTGTCAACTAGTTTGGATCCTTCATCATTGTAACATTTTATGAGAGTCATATCGTAACCAGATTGGTCAGAAGCGCCATCAACAGGGTCTTCAATAAGCATTCTACCAAAATCCATTGTACGGCAAATTGCTGGCCAATCCTTTCTACCACAATACTCAGTTATATTTCTATGCAAAACTCCTTCAAGGGCATAACAAAAAGCATTAGTTGCAACTTTTTGCATTGTGGTTGGAGCTGTTATAGCTCGAACTTTGACAGTATTCTTTGGTTCAAACTTTTCGCTATGTTCAATATCAGTAATCTGTAGCTCGGTTTTTGAGAACAAATCCATTTTCTCCATCTCTTTCTTATTATGGTACAAATCAGGTCTTTCAAGCTCTCGATAAGCCTCTTCTCTATACTTCACCTTATATTTCTCTAGCCATTCATCCAAGTTAACATCCATTCCACCTTCTTTCCATATAGCTTCAACGACTCTGTCACCCAATTTGTCAAACTCTCTCTGCCACTTCTTAAAGAAGATTGGATCGGGTTCGATTTTATTTGAGCAGGCACGAATTGCTGCTGCCATTTGAGTTTGTTTGCAGGAATGATGTATTGTAGGTGTGATATATTGAGTACCTCTAATTATTGGTCCAACTTGTCCAGCCAATATTTTCTCAAACTTATCACAACCCAACTTTATACTAGCTTGTTCACCAGTAAGGTTCAGTATATCCCAGGTTTTATCTCTGAACTTCCATTCAGGTTCAACTCGTCCTTTGTTCTTGTTAATATCCAATAAATCCTTATTACGGACGCAAGAACTACGCAGCCACCGGATCTCAGGTCTAACAAATGTAACATTGTCATCTAGGAGTTTCTTGATAATCAAAGTGGCAAACCAAACTAATATTGGTGCGCACCATGAAAGATCTAGACTACCTTCGTTTTCTATTTCCATTTCTTCGGCCTTAACACCCAAAAGGTTCCAGTTGGAAACCTGGAATGAGATCA